AAGAGAGGTCTGAAACAACTGGTCAATAGACCCGTAATGCTGAGGTGCGTTTTTCTTGTATTCATCTTTCTGGCGAGCCGCCTGCTTATCAGGGCTATTCTGAATCTGGTTGTAATACTGCCCCACAAAGGCTTTCCCACCGGATACATTGGCAACATTGGGATCGTCAGACATATAAGCCGCTGATACCTGTGCCAACTCTGATTTGGTCGGGAGTCTCCCGAACATGGACTGGAAATCGGTTGCAGCATAATGTTCGGCAGCCTTCTGAGACCCGCCCTTCCCCCCATATCTCGGGATGCCAGGAATTAGCTGTTCCCCGTTGTAGGTTCCCGGATCGCTTATCTGGCCACCTTGGTCAACATCTTTTTCAGCAATTATGTCTGGCAGACTATCCCCTGTGTACCGCATATCGGCCTCCGTTTTTAAAATCTCTTCTAAATAAAAAGCGCGGCGTCAGAAGGTCAGGCTCCTGACAGCCGCGCTTTTAAAATCCTGCTATTCGTGTTTCAAATACTTCTAATCGTTATTTATCCAGATCCAGCAGTAAAATTAACGCATCTACTTTTTGAACCTGTGTTGAGCGTCCCGATTTAACAGTCCCCCTTGCGATCTGCTTAGCTTGATCGCGAACTGTGTCGACAGGAATGGGAACATTTTTGCTTGACACAAACTGTTCATAAGTATTTTTGTCGACGAAATTGACCACGTTTCCACGATTCAGTTCCATGGAAATGATAGTTGCCTGCGTCATCCCGGTATATTCCACAGCATAATCCCCATTGGGGCTATTAACAATTGCGAACATTGCGATAAGAAAAAACATTAACGAACCCTCCTTGCTTTGATTGATCCGTTGGCTCCAGGTGCTGTCCCCGTATAAGTACAGCCAAATTTAAGGTAAACGGGGGTATCAGTTGTTGCCGCCAAAGAAAGACGAACGGGAGGAATCGTGATCGTTGGAAATGCGGAAGTTGCGATAGACTGGAATGATAACGGCACATAATTATCAGTCGCAGACAATCCCGTGTATGAATTTCCGGAAGTGATAGAAATACCAAGTTCCGCCCCAGTAAAAGTGCTGGAACCTAAAGTATTGAATCGTACAACTCCGGTCACATCCCAATCGCCAGCTGTTAGTGATATTGACGTCAAGTCTCCAATGTTAGAAGATGCAGCGCAAGCAAGGTTCGTGTTTACGTTCGCTGATATATATTCCCCAACAAAGCCAGCGGCAGCGGCATCACCCGCAGTTGTCCCACGAATTCCTGAAGATAAAACACCCCTGATGTCCTTATAAATGTTGTTAATCTCATCATCCAGTTTTGCATCTGAATACCCATACCTAGGTCCTCCTGCGAAGGCTGTGGACGAAAGGAGTAATAACAGTAAAGTTTTCAATTGCTTGGCCTGTATGGCTGAGGCTCAAATGTCATCCGGAACCCTAAGAATTCCCATTGTCCAGTAGTCGAGTTGTCAGACACTTTGTAGTTGAACGTGTTCCCGAACTTCCCGGATGGAAGCAGCTTCTTATTCACGATCATTGTTTGTGTGGAGCTGGATAAGCCAACAGAGAACGAGGTGGAGGTGGTCGAAGTGTTTAGGGCATAGGCGACAGTTGCAGTCGCATTTTCCGTCTTTGTGAAATAACTGTCCAGTTGCTTATATTGATTCTCCATCCACGGATCTTGACCCGTGAAGTCCTTGGACTTCCAGTAAGAATTGATGGCGGTTCCATTGTCGGAGTTCTGTGTGCCGAACTTGAAGGCATTGCCGGCTGCGGTATCTCCAAAGTAAAGAGAGTTGTTCTGTACAGCAAACCCGCCCGTTCCAAAATTGTAAATAGACCAACCATCGTTAATCAGGTCATTTTTGAAAATGTAATTGTTCGTTGCTTGCCCTGCGCCATAAGCCACGGAGAACCAGATCGAATTGTCAAAGTAGATGCTGTAAGCCTGGTCAGAAGCAGAACCTTCAAACCAGTTCACTGAGAAATCATTTAACGTTGGAGTGGCTGTTGCTGTCGTTATTGCGAAGTCTGCCCTGACTTGGAAGTATGTTCCTGTTGATGCAGAGACAAGCCCCCCACCGGCTTGAGAAACCCACGTTGGAGTTGCTGACAAAACAGTGAACACGCTCGTGGATGCACGCATGAAGTATGTATGAGATCCACCATTATTCTGAGCGTTTGCGCCAAACGTACTCCATTGGGATAAATTGGGTGCGTTTTTGACTGCTGAATAAAATGTACCAGATGATCGAGAAACTATCGTCATGCCGGAAACGGATGAAAGCGCATTGTCCGTTGAAGAAACAGTTAAGGTCGAGATATAGCGAACGTATTGATTACCAACTGCGTTCGTGCCAGTCGATGTTAAGAGATTAACCCATCTGCCAGATGATGAGGTTGATGTCTGTACGACGAATACTGGGGTGGAGGTGTTTGCTGAATAATTGAATTCCGTTACCTGGAATGTAGACGAAGCAAATCCTGTGTTGTAAGCATTAGATGTAAATGACCCTGACGTTATCGTGCTAGACCCGTTTTGGACGTTATCAAAACCAATCTTCCACCCAGATATATGAGCGTCTGGAATAGCCCTCGTCTGCAAGGCTCTGTAAAAAGACAGATCTCCTCCCAATATAAACGAAGAGAGAGTCTCAGTTGTCCCATTGTACGAAGAACCGGAAGACACCATCCGAAAACGGAATTTAACTCGTCTTCCAATGTACCCTGTAGCAGATATACTATCGCTTGCCCACGCGCATCCTGTATCACTATTTGAAAATGTTTTTGAAACAAGGATGCTCCCAGTCACAGCATCAACAATTTCAGCCCCCCAAGAAAATCCTGTTTCATTAAGCCCAGTATCAAGAAACCACGATCCCGATTGAGGGTTAAGTGTGCAACCAAAATTCACCCTTGTTGCTCGCCGAACTGAAACATTAGAAGTGCTTACCCAATCGGTTGGAGTGATACCATCAGATCCTGACTCAAAATCAGGATTCGTGACATTCCCAGAGTTGTTTGATGTCAAGGTTATGCTGCTCGGATTAACAGTCACGTTACTGGAAGTCCCGAGCGACCACGTAGCAGGTGAAGTCTCTATGGCCGTGAAACTCGAAACAATTACATTCCCTGCACTAATTGTTGTGGAAAGTTGCCCTGTTGGAAGAATACTTCCAGACTGCCAATCCGCTTGGCTCGTCTGAGTCCAGAGGTTTGAAACACGCTTTGTCGATGCCTGTGTCAGCGGGGTAATTTCGATAGATTCCTTCGTCAAAGCCGAACAGTCATACTTCCAGATATGCCCATCCTGCCCACGAAACCAGACAGACCCACCAGGATCTAATGCGGATGTATTATCAAAAGTGCCTACGTTGTCCGAAACGATGTTGTTCTCAATGTTGAACTGGTCAGATCCATTGAGATAACCAAAAGACTGATCTTTCCACCAGAGAAGCTTTCCACAGCCCCATCGGATATGGGTGAGCTTAGACCCCGGAGAAGCAATGACTTCGGAAAACGGACTCGTAACCTGAATACCATTAACGAAGTTTGTGAAGACTCCGGACTCTGAGAAATAAATAGTGTTAGGTGTTCCCGATACGCCAGTAACTGCTATTCGCTCCGGCGTTGCCTCTACTATGGTCCCCAGCGGCGTGGAATACCACGTTTTTGTAGCCCCATCTGTTCTGAGATACATGTTTCGGCTGGATGTGACGCAGTAGGCGTTGCCCTGCGTATCCGCACAGTCCCATGTCGTATTCAGCGTTGCGGATGAAACGAGCTGAACAGGCGTCGCATCAGCAGTAATGCCATAAAGAGAAGTGCTGGAACCCCAGACTTGAACGTCATTGCCGGGAGAGTCGAAAAAGTGCGCTCCCCCGCGTATACTTTGGCCTGTTGCCAAAGCCTTGTAGAGCCCGTATCCAGGCCGTTTTTTGACTGACTTGCCACCCGGTGTTACGTCAACGTTAAGAAGATCCTGCGCCTGATTCGGATCAATAACCAGACTGGATTCATTGTTATTGATGAGTTTAAACGATTGAACCTGTACGTTCTCTGAAAAGCAGAACGTGGATAACAGGACCATCAGTAGTGAGAGACTATTTCGCAAGATGGATATACCCACTGTTCCAATACCGCCCACCTGATAAACGTTTTGGTTCTGCTGCCTCTAGTGCCTTAAAGGTTTGGATAACCTGGTCCAGAACCCCGTTGGCAATGTTTTTGTAATCTTCCGACTTCTTCGCATTGGCTGTGCTTGGATCTCGGAGCAAAAGTCGCGCCGCAGCGTCATAAGCCAATCCATAGTCATACGGCGTTGTTAGGAAACTGGAAGATCCCGCATACCACTGAAAAGGCCTGTCAGTCGAGGCGGACATGGGGATATGGGCTGTAATTGTTTCGTAAACGAGAGACTTCCCTGCGTCGGCAGAAGTGGGCGTGGGGTACAAATAGATGCGTTCCACGCCATAGGAAACGTCGATATAGTAGATAGTCGGCGTCCCTGTATGTGCCGACCAGTTAGTTCCTGTGTAGAGATCCATCCAGGCTTTGCTTCTTTTTTTTAATGGTAGGGAATCCAGCGTAACCCGATCATACGCCAGCACAATATTGGTCGTAGTCAGACCAAAATAATTACTTCCGTCAGCAATTACCGAACTAGTTGTTAATTTAAGAATCTTTGCTGAAAGATTCCATTTGGTCTGGCTATTCCCAAGTTCTGCGTTAATGTCAGACAAAGAGTACCTGTCATAATTAGGATCATTGGTTAACGCGCCAACCTGGGCTTGAAGTTCTGATAAAGTCATATAAGCACCACCTCTTCATCCAGCGCATCTTGGGGAACCGACACATTCGCCAGTTTCTTTAAGAGCCGGAGATATTTTGGAGCGTTCTTCTGAACGTTAAAATCTTTCTTAACGCGCTTGTAGGCGTTATTCCCGATTGTTTCGCGTCGGGCTTGATCTTTAATAAGGCCAACCAAAGAGGCGTACCACTCACCCAAGTTTTCTGCCTGAACGAGACAACCGTCGTTCCCATTCCTGATGGTGTGCGTGTAATGCCCCACATCCGAGGCAACAGTCGGGATCTTTAAGGCTGAGTATTCGAGCCATCGGAGGTTTGACTTTGAACGGTTGAAATTACAGTCGACGAGTGGCGCGATTCCAATATCGAAACCAAAAGAAGCTGCAAACTTGGCGTAACGGTTAATAGATACGGAATTGTCCGAATAATGAACATTCTTAAGTCCTTCAAATGGGTAGTCCCGCTTCAATGCTTCACAAGAGGATTTAAGAGCAGAATTGACGAGGCAAAGCGTCACGCTTGGATACTGGAATAAGATCTCGCGCAATGCGGGAGCGACCATCATCAAATCGTTAAAGTGAGATCTCCCGCCAATCCAGCCAATCCGAGTTCCCCGGTGCTTTCGTACTGCAACAGTATCCCAACCAACAAACTTGCGATCCCCTTTAAAGTCTATGGAGTTTTCAATCAGGTAAATGTTGTCATTCATCTCTGCGTAGGTTTGCGCTAGATGAGGGGTTGTCACCATGACTGCATCGGCGTTTCGCAATGAGTCCATCCCCATGCGCCGATAAGGGCTACCGTTACGGAACGAGTGATAGGCTTCGTTCCAAGGTGGAACGTCTACGTAGTTGTCGTCCATTTCGATGATGAATGGCTTCTGATGTTTGTGCTGCATCTCTAAAAAGAATTCAAAGGACCAGTCATAGCTCATGGGATGCCAGATGACGATATCTGCCCACTCACAAGCCTGGTCGATCCTAAATCGGATGTACTGCCCTTCGGTCAAGCCTTCCGCCCTTGACGACGGATGCACGGACTTGAAATCTTCCTGCCAAGTCTGAAGTGTGGAGGGGTCGCTGTCATAGCGAAACCACATAAGGGCGACTTCTATTCCTTTGTATTTCCGCATCTCAAATGCCCATGCGGCCATGCGGTAATAATTAACCCCGTCCATTAGTGACGGGATCATGGCAACCTTAAGCTTAGGCTTCGACAAGGTAAGTTTCCTTCATCTTATTCACTTCATTCTGATCCCTTGTTGCCATCGTGTTATCGTCTGTTAAACGGTAATAGCTCAAAGCATTCCGCACGTTCTTAATTTTGTAGCCAGCGCGGTACGCATCCCACTGGAATTTCCAGTCATCCAAACCAAGACGGCTCCACTCGCCTTCGCTGTATTTGATCTCGTTCGCCAGCTTCTTTGTGTAGGCCATGGTTGAGTGACAAATAAAGTTCAATTTCTTTTCTTTGGAAACCTCAGGATCAAACGGGCTTGAAACAATCTTCTGGATTGTGTTGCCCATCGAGTCCACAGTAAAGAACGAGCCATACATAAGATCCGGTTTCTTTAGTTGGAAGGTCGCGATCGTATCGTTCACGCGGGTGCGAGCAGCCATGTCATCCGCATCGAGGACCAGAATCAGGTCAGACTGTGCAGCTTCATTGCCAAAATTACGAGCCGCAGAGCGTCCACGGTTTTCTGTGTGGTAAACACGGATTCGTTTGTCTTCCTTTTCATGGAAATCCAGGATGTCTTTGGTCGAATCCGTAGAGCCATCATTGACCACGATAATCTCAATTGTCTTAACCGTCTGATTCCGGCAGGAATAGAGAGCTTTGGAAATCCATCGGTCGGCGTTATATGCGGGAATTACAAAAGAGGCACGAGGCGTCATTGGACCACCTCTAGGACGGGTTTCATGTACGCCAATAACCCATTCTTAAACTGATCAGGATCGGCCAGTGCCGTGTAATAAGCCTGCGCCTCCATGTTGAAAGGCTTGTCTTTGATCTCTCTGATTTTATCGTAAAGAGCCCTCTTAAACTTCTCCCACGTTTCCTCAGGATCAATGAACCCGCAGTAAGGAGCCTGAATATTAGAGATCACGTTACGCCCGTTAACCAGGGCTACGAGCATGGCGTTATCTACCGTCGCAAACTGGTAGAAGGACATAAAGCATGAGAAGTCTGAGACCTTGGATGAGTTAAACAAGAATTTGATGTGGGGAAGGTCAATCGTTAACTCTTTCAAGAGCTTCGCGTAGGCTTCGTCAGTGGCAACGAGGACCGTGAATTCCTTCGGTAGCTTTGTGCTGACCTTGGTTAGATCGGCTTTGGATAGTGGCAGCGGCATGACCAGTGCAGTAATCCCCAACTCTTCCAGCTTCTTCTTCTCGTAATCCGTGTTGCAGATATTGGTGACGCCTTTGGCTATCCGAATCGTCTCCATGACCACGTTGTATTTGGCTTCTGCAAGTCCAGCGATTTCACCCGGCAACCAGTACTGAATCTTGACCGTCTCCTCTGAGATACCGTCAAACCGGCTCATAAACCCGTAGCCCAGGTTTACGATCATCTTGTAAACGGTCGGAGTGTGGCCGGTTGACTTAATGACATCGGCATCAAGGATTTGGGCTAAGTGGACCGCCCGTTGTCGGTAGCTCTGGGAGAAAACCCCAATATGGCGGTCGTCGATCCCATGCTTCTTGCGAATAGTAGAAATCGTATTATCGCGGTTCTCGTTGCTCCATTTGTCCCCAGAGATACCGGAACGGGGTGTGTCAGCAACGAAACCAGGCCCTTCAATCCACGCCCCTTTGCATCCCTGTTCTACGGCAGTCAGCCAGTAATCCCAATCCTGTCCAGCTTCCAGCGATTCATCCCATTTAGGAGCTTTCTCCCGCTTGATGGGCGACATGGACGAAATGTAGTTTCCGCATTGGAGGCTGTAGGCATCAAAGGATTCAGCATCAAAAGTGCCCAATCCTTCTCCCATTTCGTAGCCGGTATAGACAAAATCGACATCCGGAAGAGCTTCAAATTCTTGGAGCCAGCGTTTCGCCATCTCGGGCTTGGCGTAACAATCAGCGTCCCAGCAGGCAACATACTTGCCAATGGCCAAAGAGATCCCGTAATTCCGCGCTTTCGGAGCCCCACCATGTTCGATTACATAGCACTGGACTTTCGGAAAACGACTGGCAATTTTTTCCAGGTCAATATCAGGTCCATCAAATACGGCGATCACTTCAATATCCTTAAAAGACATATCGAAGAGACTTTTCAAACACCGCCCAAAGACTTCTGGAGGTTTTTTATAGACCGGAATAACGAAGGAAAATACGGGTTCTTTAGGCATGCTGTTCTCCGTTACTTTTTATACGTATCGTGATGCGCCGATTTATGAGCATCTTTTGCAGACTGAGCATCTTTCTTCTGATTGGCTTTTTCATACTTTTCAGCTCGGTGATCCTGGCTGACTAAGCGAACAGGCTTTTCACCATCTGCCTTCGAATACCAACCCTTTTCGGTTTCATCCCAAAAGATTCTCTTCTGAATCATGTTGATAATCTCGGGGGGAAGCTTCGGATTATCTTCAATGATTTCAATCATGTAGTCGGCCACCTTTTCAGAAGTCGTTCCGACAGGGAATTCGACCTCGAAACGATTTGTGTGTTCACCGTCAAACACTTCAATTGCTAAGAACAACTGCTTCCCGTCGCTGTTTCCGCCAACCAATCCAACACTCATCGCCTTCAGTTTGTCGTACTCCTTGTTTCCTGTGATGTGTTCAACCATTTACAGCCTCCTTAACTTTACTGAACGACTCAAATTCATCTCGGTACTTTTCAAAGACAGCGGGGATTTGTTCTTGGGACTCTTCAAATTTGAATACGCCAAAACGTGTACTAGAGGATTCTAGGGTGACACGTGGGTGCCGGAAAGCTGCCTCTTCAATGGCGTCTGCGGATTCGTAAGGGGCCAAAGTTTTAAGGCAATGCTTCATCTTTTCCAGCCGCCGCTTGTATGGTTTGTTCTCGCAATAGTGGTTAACGGTCAGCCCCGAATCCGAAACAACAAATGGATATTTAGAAAACTCCGTACCGTAGTGCTTGTAGCTCTTGCCGGTAATGTCGGAGTGGTAAAAGTCCTCATTCTGTGAACCGTATGCGCCGTAATAGTGGACTCCAAACGCCCGAGCGCTGATGTTCTTCCACCGATTAGCCCGACCCTTTGTAATCACGGTCTGCATGTCACCAGAGAAACTTTTCATCCCAACTGTCCAGGCCATAGGGCCTGGCTTAATCTCAGAGATCAATTCAGGGTTCGTGATAATCATGTCCGGGTGGAGAAACATGACCGCATCCCCATCAGCCTTCGCAATACAGTCATCAAAAGACTGGTTGTATGGCTTCATGTCCAGCGGGTGAAAGTTTGGCGTTTCCAAAATGATGAGCTTTTCATGTGCGTAATTTTGTTTCACGTGGATCAATAATTCCCGCGTTCCATCGTCAGACTTTTCGTCCAGCGCATAGATGAACTGGTGCATATGTTCAAGGCTTGCCATGATCGAATAACCGATCCACTCGACCTCGTTTAAAACTGGCGTAACCGCGCTAATTCTCAATTGGTAGCCTCAACATGGACAGAAATTAAAGAACCCGTTACCGTATCAACCAATTTCGAGCAATTCTTTAGACCGTAGGGCATTTCCTGTATTCTTTTAATGTCTGAAAATCCTGCTTCATAACAGGCTTTCGCCAGAGATGCGAAGGTAAAACTGGTGTAGTGATAGGCCAAGTCATACCCCTGATCGCCATAAAGCAGATTCCGCACAAAATCAACCATCCCATGGCTCTTGTATAGATTCACCATCTTGTCGAAATCAGGAACGGAGACGTAACACTTTCCACCGTTCTTAAGGACCCTTCGCCATTCCTTCAGGACATCGACAGTCTTGGTATGCGAAAAATGCTCCAAAATATGACTGGCATAGATCTCTCGCGCGCTGGACGACGCAACGCTTTTTAAGTCGGAGGCATCTTCCACTATGTCGGTGTCAGGGCCTACTCTTAGATCCACATTGAGAAATCCTGGAATACGGGCACTTTTAGACCCATGCCCCGTGCTTCCGATATGGAGTTTCAATTCTTTTTCAATCGTTTGCGTCATAAAGTGTGCCGGGTGGATTTTCGCCACCCGGACTTTGGAGCTAGTAGTTTTTACGCAAGGACCTCGTGCGCGAAACCAATCCGACCAGCAGACGGGTTAAGAGCCGCAGCAGCTGCGTAGATTTTGTAAGTCACGCTTGTGAACTGATTGAACGGGTCCGATTTGTCTGGACCACGCGCAATAAGTGTTTCCACGGTTCCGTTTAAGGTCGTCAAGCCAAAAGCCTGTTGACCAAACACGAACACCATGTTTACGGAATGAGCCGCAACCGCATACCGAGGAGCTTCCGTCGAAGTCACGAACCGGATGCCTTCAACCATGCCCGTCTCTCCTCGATAAAACGTCTCTTTGGAGTTCTGGTACATGTTGAAGTTTATCCATGTCGGATCGCGGCGTAACCCATGCAGAGCATTCGGGTGCGTATAGCCGACGAAGTTTCCGTCAGCCATTGGCCGAGCATTCTGGGAACGCAGAGCAGTCGCGAGCTTGCGGAGCAAGTTCACGCCACACTGAGCCGAGATAGACGGTGCGCTTTTGTTCACAGCCGACATCCGAGTCGTGGATGCCCCAAACACGGCAGGAAACTGAAACAAGCTGTTCGAGCTGTTATTGTTCCCGGTGACAAGAGACATTGCCGACACTCTGGACGACATGAGAGCCGACAGGATTGCGGTCGTCGAGAGGTTATTCACATAGTTCGACTTGTAAATACCAGTCTGGCAGATACGTTCAACGGTTTTAGCCGCAGAATCAGCCAGGATATCCATCGACCCGTTAACCACATTAAAGATCGCAGTAACCTGGAAGAGGTCCGTCAGTCTATGTCCACGTCCGTATCCGACAATGGTCGCCGTCACTCTGCGAGACGAGAGGGCTACCAGGTCGTTTTTCGATCCTTCGCCTAGCGTCGAGGACGCTGCACCGAGGGATCGCCAGCCGTTCCATGAAGCGGTTTTGCCCGTCCGAAGAGGAATTTCATCCCGTTGTGCGAATTCGACGAGCTTCACCTGTGGTTCCAATCGCACAAGAAGCTTGCGCGAGAACCACGACTGCATTAAGTTGTCGTTTGTCGTTGAAGTCGAGTTTGCGTCAGCCATTTAAGTACTCTGTTTGCACATTAATTTGTCAGCAGACGGTCCAAATCATCAGCCTTTTCCCTGCAAAAAAGCGCGAATTGCTTCGTCGCCCAAGGCTTCCTGTTTGCGGTCTCTTAGGTCCAGTTTGTCCAGGTTGCCGATCACGTTTTGCGGGGTCTGCGCTGATGTCGACGGGGTGGAAGGTGGTGTGCCGCCGCCTAAAACAGGCGTCAGCATTCTGCTTGGCTGTGCGTGAACCGTTCCCGGTTCGCCAAGTCGCAATTCTTCCTTAACCTCTAACCAGGCAGCTTTATGAGGATTCTTCAGTTTCCAGAGGTCCGGATCACTCACCAGCTTGTCGTTAATCGCCTTAAACACTTCTGGATTAAGAACACGAGCGTCCTTCTGTGCAAGGGCTGCAATATTGGAACGAACGGAGTCTTCTTTTTCCTTCCTAAAGACAGGCTCCATGCGCTTTTCGATTGCAACTTCGATCAATCGGCTGGTGGTAAGGACTGGATCGGAATTATAATCTTGCCTAATCGCCGCTTCCAGTTCCGCATCCGTCATATTTGAGGGATGGGTCTCCTGAATGACAGGTGCCGTAGCCGCCAGTTTCTGCGGATTTGGCATATTCCGGAACTTCGATTCTTTCTCCCGGTATTCCGCCAGATAATCCTCTACCGATTTAACCGCCTCTTCCTTCTTCTGAATGGCCTCATCAAGTTGCCTGGTTGAAGCTGTTATTTTCTCGACGTCTACTACCCCGTCTGGGGTTAAGAACTTCTGCGGTACATCTAATTTTGGCTGTTCCTGAACAACAACCGGAGTTTGAAAAGAATCTAAATCCGACAACTTTGCAGACATCGGATCTTGCCCGTTTTTCTCTGCGTTCGCTAGCGCCTGGCGTACAGCGTCGTCGCTCAATTCGGGATCAAGCCCAGACAATATGCTGACAGGTTGTGCCTGTGAACTGGTAACAGGAACGGGCTTCTCTACAAGCTGTGGGGCGTCAATAATATCCATACTATTCTCCTTGGTTCGCCCGTCTCCGGGTTATGAACCGCTTCATTCTCGTGCAGGGCTACGCCGTCACCCGGTCAAGATCAACTACTGATCTTTTCGGCTGATTGGGGCGTATCTCCTGCGTAACTATTCTCTTAGCACTGAGTACGAACTGCAAAATGTCCTGATACGCCTTGCGTCTGGCGCATAAATCCTGTAATCCCATGTCCGTCGATGTCAGCAGACGCCGATCCACTTCCAAGTGGATGTTTTTCAGTTCTTGCTGCATATGCAGAAGCCACATAGCCCGAATTCCTGGATCGTTAAAAGCTTCTGAAACAGCATCCATTGAAATATCCTCAATGGACTGCACATCGAAAATTTCACTTAACCACGCCTTCACCTTTTTCATGAGATCACCGGTTGTCTATTCACAGGATTGGGCGGTAGGAATGCTGGCTGATTGCCATTTGGACCACCCTTTGCACCTGGAATGTCCTTTTTATTGGGCTGGCCGGGACCTTGTGGTGGGCCACCTTCTCCCGGCATTCCAGGGGGCATCATGGGCATGGGCATAACCATCTTTTCGGCGTCGTCATTGCCCTGAAGCTGTGCAGAGTATTTGGCCGCTTCCGGCAGGTTCACAACCGGCTGAAACACCTTCGTCCAGTCCATGAACTGCGCGTTTTTGATGACCTTGTTCTCCAAAGTAAATATCCCCATGGGTTTAAACCGATAAGACCGTGCCAACTCTTCCGGAGGAACGAAAGCGAATGCCATAAAGCGCGGAACGGTAATAGGAGGTGCGCCCGGGAACGGAGGCGGCGCAATTTCGACAGGCGCGTCGCCCAGGATGGGCTTTAAATCCTCCGGAGTCAGGTTCTGGTAAACCAGTCCGTAGATCCGATCTGCCAGCCGCATCATGAAAGAGTCTTCGTAAACCATTCCGTAAGCAGCAGAACGCTCATTGGACATCTGTTTTAAGAGTTCCATACCGCCCAGGGTCTGGTTGGTGTCCTTCACTAAACCAGAAGATCCAAGCGTAACGCGGTTCACTCCTGTCTTTTCCTGCACCATTCGTTCAATATTGAACCGATGCTCGAACCATGATCTGCTAAGGTCCGGAAATTCAACGGGCATCAAGGCTTTCCGGACATCTTCGACATTGCCTTTAAGACGGATGAGTGCGCCTGGCTTTGAAACAAGATCCTGATCGGGATTAACCAGCGCAGTTTCGATAACAGCGATCATCTTGTTCATGATGAGATTCATGTTGTCGATTCCGAGATTGCCAGACTCGTTAATCTCGTCCTGATCGTCAAAGAGGGTTTCGGGTACTCCCTTCCCATAGGTTTCGCCTGTGCGAATGTAATCCATTGGGATAATCGGGTTTTCGCCGTCAAATTCGGCGTTAACGTCTGAGGACAAAAGAGCAATCCCTGAGGCCACGAGGACTTTAGCGGGTACCAACTCTTCCGCATCATCCCCATCCTCAATATCAAACTGAATCCACTTGCGCGGAATTGCGTTGTGCATCTCCCAGACCGTATGGCGTTTTTCAAACTTAGCCAGTTCTCGGGGAACGTCGGAGTAGCCTCGCGCCTGTTTAATGTCTTGAATATCCTGCTCAAATCGTTCGCCCTCTTCGACGTTATGCAGCTGGTCCTTCACGTCATAGAACCGACCGGCTTTGATCTCTTTACAGATCGTGCCGTAGGTGATCTTGTCTCGGTGGATCACCTTATCCCAAGTGGTCGTGTTGGGTTCAGGGAAAATGTCTCGAATATGGACCCATTTGGCACAGAGATTGTTTTTAAGGAGGACATGGACGGGCTGCATTTCAAATC